CCAGCCTGAGTGCCTGCAGGCCAGAATTGCTGGAACTGCTTCTGCTTGGTTACTGGGTTAGTAAAAGTACAGCCTAGAAATACGCCTACGGTACCACCACCGGTACCACCAGTAGTAGCGCCAGCACCTGTAGTAACAACAGAGCGCACGGCAAAGCCGCGAGCAATACCTACAACATCGCCATAAAAAATATTAGTGTTAAAGCCGTACTGAATCGGAATGTTGCGAGTCGATCCAGCAAATACTTGTCCACCAATAAGATTAATAGGCTTTAGCCCGTATGGGGCATCAACAATAGGATAAGCCATTTAAATCTCCTAAAAAATTATTTAGTACCACTTCCAAACCCGCCTCCCCGTGAAGTCGAAGATTTTTTCTCCGAAAACAAAGGCATACGGGCATCGTTATTCCGCATGAAATGGTTATCAACCGATTCCATTTGGTCTTGTGCTTGTTTTTCAAAATACTCTTTTTTGGCTTGTAAACGCTCCGTTGGAATCTTGCACAAAATAAGACCACCAACTTCAACATTGCCGTTTATGTTGCCTTGCAGCATTAACTCAGGATGATCCTCAGCTTTAACCGGTACCCAACCTTCTCTAAATTTTTGAGATACGTTGGTTGGAAGATCCTGCCCTAATACAGCAGTTGCCACCCATCTAAACTTATAGCCGTCTTCCGGTGTCGGATCTGGCAAAGTACTAGCTGGTGAATATACATACTTACTTGATTTTTGTTCGCGTGTTTCAAGTTCACGTGGGGTGCGTTTACTAGCCATTACGGGCCTCCTGTTTTAAAAACTCTTTAGCATATAGTTCAAGGGGAATACCAAGTTTATTAGCAAGTGCTGCTTGTGTTGCTGTAAGCTTGACAGCCTTCTTAGCGCCCGTAGAACGAGACGCTGAAGCTACTACCGTTGCTGGTTTTTTAGTAGGCTCGGCGGTTTTTCTAGTATCCGTTTCAGTTTCTCCAAACATAGTTGGAAAGACTGTTTTTATGCGAGCATCAATGCGCTCGAAATATTCATCACTACGCGGGTCAATGCCCGTTGCGACAAGCTTTTGGTGCAGCCCAAGCGCGAACGCTGTCAATTCTTCGTATCCCGGTGTTCCGAACCACTGGTTTTTTGCCTGCCAGCGCAGGGTCTTTTCGTCGGGTTGAGATACGTCTTGTGCCGATGTTTGTATTTGTACATCATTTTCTGAAGTTTGTAAAGGGGTAGGCTTAAAATTCTTTGCCGCCTCAATTTTCATTTTTGCATCAGTCAATGCTTCTTGCGCTTCAAGTAGTGCGTCGGCATCAAATTCCTCAGATGCTTTCTTGTACTTTTCACGAGCCATAGCCAGTTCGGCTTCAGCCTTAGACTGCATCATTTCTTGGTAAGTTGTCTCGCCAGTTTGCACATACTGTTTGAGTTTTTTATTCTCTTCCAGTATCTGTTTAGCAAGTGTTAAAGCCTCTTCGCGTTCGCGTTCAGCCGCTTCTTTTGCCCTACGCTCATCATGTCTAGCGTGGGTTAACTTTTTAATTCTGTGTTGAACATCTTTTGAATACTGTTCAATTTCCTCATCCGAAGGGTCTTCTACCTCCCGATTTAACGGTTGAGCTTTTTGATCTGCCTCTGGAGTATCATCTTCAATAACAATTTCTGGCTCTTCGCCTTCCATTGTTATATCTAACTCTTCTTCAATAGGCGTATCCTTTTGATTTTCATCGGGAAATTTGTACTGATCTGACATAATGCCTCCTTTTAAATACGCGAAATTCCACGGGGATCTTGCACAGTACCATCGACTTGATCGTCGTTAATAATGCGAAATTCTTTACCGTGAATGTTAATCCTGGTGCCTGTGTACGGACGGGTTAATACAAAATCCCCCTCTTTACACCATGCTCCATCAGGAAATCTGTCGGAATCCTTATAAGCTGAAGGTCCTAGTTTGACCACAAAAAGCACAGGAGAAGTAAGTTCTTCCGTTTTAATTGTTATGTCAGACTTCATAATTCCGCTATCAAAAGTCTCATCCACATCAATCAAAGCACAAAGGATTTTATGCCCTGATGGATTTGGCAACTGCGAGGCTTTATTGTCTGCATTTACAAACTCTTCGTCCATTTTTGGGATCTTAACCCCTGGCGGCAGGACTAATTCTCTTTCCGGTAGTGCGATGGTTTCACTCATCGTTGTCTTCTTTCATTAAATCAGCGAGGTCGAATAGATGGCGCTCTGCTAGGGCTAGTCCTCGAATCACCCCACAAAGCTCTTTGTATGCTGCATGATCTGCGCACTGACCGGTTGCCACATCGTCAGCGTAGTTATTCATATCTTGCCGGATTTTATCCCGGAGCGCGGCTATGAAATCAGCCGTAAGTAGATCCATCATTTAGTGGGGTTCTCCTTTTTCTGTGTTTGAGCTGCTTTAATAAATATGTCTGCTGCGGCAGTTTTTTGCTGTGTAGCTTGTACATCTTTAGCCAGCATGACTTTAGCCGCTTTTTCTAAGCTAACGGCGCGAACTTCTTGTTCTTTAATCTGGAGTTCCTTAGTCTTTAGCTCAATGTCTGCTTTATCTTTAAAGGCTTTACGCTGTAAATCCCCTTGTTTAATCTGCTGATCCATTAACTGAGCCTGCAATACTGGGTCTTTTGCGTTCTGCTGAGCTTGCTGATTTGCCATGTAAGCCTGACTTTGTGCCAATACCATCGGCGCTGCTTGCGCAACCATCTGCGAAATCTGAACTTCCATATCTTCTGGAATGTCTTTTTCTGGGTTTGGCAACGGTGCACCCAAAGCCTGCTCCATCTTCTGGCGGTATGCGTATCCAACGTGCTCGGCAATATGCGCCTGTAAGGCGGCTTGAATAGTTTGTGCCTGTGGGTTTTGCCCAATCAATTGCTGGACTAGCGGATCTTGCGCCGCCATCTGATGAACTTTAATGTGTGCTTCGTGGTCTTGGTACATAAACGCCTTTACGGGTTTACCCTTAAGCACATTCATATTTTCTGTAACGGGGTCTTTTGGTTTTTGGTCATCCTCCAACGGCACCAGTTTGTCGGCGTGTTTAATTCCAAGTACATCCAGCATTTGCCTGTGTAGTTGTGGTAGATCGTATATCTGGGGTGCTGTTTGCGCCAGTTGGATAACTGCCTGGTACTGTACCACTCGCTGTGAAAGGGTTGCCGCATTTGGGTCAGATACAGGGAGTACTTCCACAAGACTGTAATCCGCCTTCTTGGCTCTTGGACTTCCTTCTTCTGGCTCATAGTTGTAATTGTCCTCGGTATAGTCTCTTATGATCCCTGCGAGGAGCTTTAATTCCTGCCGTAGTGCGTAGTGTACCCTAGCCTGCACCGCAGACATAACCTTTAGGGTTCTTTCCAAAATAGCTAGTGTGGTGCCGACAGGCGCATTAGCGCTCATGTCGCTGACCTTCATATCCGAAGTTGCCGCAAAACGACGACCTTCTTCAATGATCTTATCCATTAACCCCGCTAAAACTGCGCTTGGCTCTTTATAGGGTAAAGGTAGTATGTTGTCTCTTATGGTTCCAGATCCCACATCAACATCACGGAATTCTCCAGGGGCGATTGGCGTATCGTCTCCCTTAATTCTTAAGCCTCGGGCTTTAAGCCCTCCGGGTAGATTGGATAAGGTTCCGGCGTCCACAAGCTGACGTAAAATAGAAGTGGCAGATTTAGCAAATCCACCAACAAGGTGGAATAAGCCGAAGCCATATGCTCCATAGCCTGGGATATATTGGTAATGGACAAAATGTTGTCTCTTGATGCACAGGGGATCATCTTCTCTCCAATTTCTACGAATAGCTAAAATTTCGTTTGTGCCACGAATCATTGTGATGACATATGGCAGCGCAATTCCAGTAGGTTCGCCGTCATCTTCGTCTTCAAATCCAGGCAAATCTAAGTCAGCATGAATCTCATATAACTCAAAGCGATCGTCGTAAGTTGCCGTAAATCCGGTCTCTTTGTCTTTCTTTTCCTGAATGTCGGTTTTAAACTTCTCAGGTTCGCCTAGTTCCGTGTCTTTATAAAAACCAGCCCGCATTAACTTAATAATGTCGTTCTTGTTTTTACGCATCCGGTGGGTTACGCGGTGGCAAGAGGCGATTTCGCTAGCTCCGTAGGGAAGAATAATGTCTTCTGCTGGAATAAATATAGATGCTTGGCGCCCTATGCTGGGGTCGTAATACACCTTTTTAAACGCTGAACCTGCGCTTGGCAAGTTCCATAACATCCGCTCATGCTCATTTCTAAACTCAGGCATTTTCTCCGTGAGTTGATAGTTCATGTCATCTTCAACCCGCATAGCCGCTTCTTTTTTCTCACGGGTTTCTTTACCAACAATCTGCGTACGCACGGGTCCCTTAGCAGGGAAAGTCTCCATAATTGTCTCGCTTTGGAAACGGACAACGGCTTCTGTAATCATTGGGTGGAATACACCGCATGCTCCGTCCCATGGCTCTGTTCTTTCTTCAAACTTTAAGCCTAGGAGCGTGATGCCGTCCCTGTACATTTGTTCCCAGTCTTTGCGGGAAGACAAATCGTTCTCAATATCCCCAGCCAGATCTTCTGCCAGCGACTGTAGCTCGCCTTCATCCATCTCTTCGACTAGATTGGCATTAAAGTCATCGCCTCCTTCTTCGCCTGGAACTATATCAATTTCTACTCCGCCAATACCAATATGAATGGCTTCAGGATTCTCAACCTCAATCTCGATGTCCGGTTCTTGCCCTAACGCGTCAAGCCCTGCGGGGGCTTGGTATAAACTCTTTTCAATTCCCATGATGTATCCTATTTAAACGCTGGACCAAAAGCCCAGCACGATGCTGTATATCGTTCACCCGATTTTACAGCAGTTACCCTATGTTCTAGTACTGAAGGGAAAATAAGCAGTGTCCCCTGTGGTAGTTTTTTAGGTAAATCCGGCGCAACTTTTAGTTCAAACTCTCCGCCTTTGTATGAATCTGGGTCACTTAAAAACGCCACAGCTGTTAGTTTACGCTGTTGTTTGGCTTCGTTGGGGACAAAACTGTCAATATGCCAATCATAATGTCCGCCTTCTAAGTACCTACCCATTTGAACTTCTTCAAACCCATCTAACGCAAAGTCCCATTCCGCCGATATGTTAGAAGCTCGCGTGTACGACTGCGTAATACAACCAATCAAAGACAGGGGTGATAAAAACACCACATCCGTCTCCCGTATCGTTTTATCTACAAACATATCTTTGTTGTCTTCAGACAACTCCGCTTTAAAATGCTTGTTCCAAGGTGTTGTTTTTACCATGTAGTCACATAACCCAGCTGGGAGAATCCCAGGATAAATAGAATAAAAATTCTTCAACATTAGTAGTACGCCGCCTTTCGTCTGTATTTATAAGTTAAATCATCACGTTCATCACTATCCAAATTAACAAACCCGCCCTGCCGATACCGCAGTAATGCCTGCGTTGTCGTATCCACAAAGTCGTCGTGTTCGCCAACCGGG